GATCTAAACTCTGAGCCAATTGGTAGAGTTATGGCAGCAAAAATGGACAAAGAAGAAGATGGTTCATCTTTTGTTAGATTGCAAGTAGCAATTACAGATCCAGTAGCAATCCAAAAAGTATTGGATAAAAGATATTTAACCGGTTCAGTTGGCGGTAGGGCCGGAAAAGCAGTCTGTTCTATTAGTGGTGATGACCTAGCCAATCTTGATGAGAGTGGCAAACCAAAACTTGCAAGATACAAGAGAGGCCAAGTTTACAAGGGTAAACTAGCTTTTATAGACATGCAGGATATTTCCTTTAAAGAGTATTCATTTGTTAACCAGCCAGCAGACTCTAAATCAAGTGTTAGAACTGTTAATTCACCAAATTCTAATTCAGTAGCAACATCCGATTCTGAATGGGTCGCAAGAAGTTCTGCCTTTGTTCTACATATGGATAAAGAAGACATTGTTTCTGTAGAAGAAAATGAATCTATTCTTACCAACTTAAAGAGTAAAGAATCAAGACCACTTTATCTGCACCTCAAGGGTGCCTTCTTGTCTGCTATGGCAATACAAGAAAGTGAAAATTACAATAATAACAATGATTCATTACTATCTAACGAGAATGATAATAATGACGCCCATGAGGAGAATCTCACTATGAATGAAAACGTCAAAGACGAAGATATCTTGGCTACAGTAGAAGAATTAAGTCAAGATCTTTCTACACTTTCAGCGCCTAAAGTAGAAGAGTCTACTGATCCAGAGACTGGCGATGAAGAAACAGAAGAGACCGAAGAAGTAGAAGAGTCACAAAACGAAGTAGCAGAAGCAGATGGCGCATCCGTTGCAGCTGCACTTCAAAAAGTTCTTAATGACACTCTAGTTTTTTATTTTGCTGCACACAGGGCACACTGGAATGTCGAGGGCGAAGACTTTACTCAGTATCATCAGTTGTTCTCGATGATTTATGAAGATGCAATTGGCTCAGTTGACGACATTGCTGAGAATATCAGAAAGTGCCAAGCATTCCCATCAAATCTCACTGAGGTTGTAATGAATGGATTGGGCCGGCATGGCACAAATGCTTTTGGAGAAGAACAACGCAGTTAATGCAAGCGTTCTTGCTGCCTTTGCTGCAGCAACTTCTGCAAATGAACAGGGCATTGCAAACTTCATGGCAGAACGTGACGACAAACACAAGAAGTGGGCATGGCAACTTCGCTCTTCTCTAAAGATGGAAGTTGAAGAGCCTGCAAATGAGTCTTGGAAAATTATAGGATCTGATGCAATAGCAGAAGCAGCAGAAGAACTTACTGAAGAAGTAGTTGATTCAGCTAAAACTGAAGTAGCAGAAGAAAATCAAGTAAATGAAGAATCAGAAACAAAACTCACTGACGAAAAAGTTGTCTCTGAGCAAGATGTTGACGATGCCACTAAGAAACTTCAGGAACTTGAAGAAGAAAACAGAAAACTCAAGAGCGTAATGCACAGAACTCTTGTTGAGAGAGTTGTGGATACAAAGATTGCAGCTGGAATTGAGTCTCACGAACTTAGAGAAGAATTGATTGAAGAGCACTTAAATCGTAGTGCAACTTCACTAGCTGATTCACTAAGAGATCTTGCAAAGCTTCCAATGGTTAAAACAACCAAGAACGCAATGCCAGAGATTAATTCTGAGGTTACTGTTGTTGAGGGTGAAGACAATGTCATCACCTTAGATAAGCAGGAAGATCAGGTTAAAGAAGATGAAGGCAAAACTCCAGAGCAACTATTTGTAGATGCTCTAATGGGTCGTCGCAAACTTTAATAAATAACTAAGGAGAAACTTAAATGAGTTTAGCAAAATTTCGTAAGGTAGGCACTAAGACTGGTTCGGGTCGCTTTGTAGTCTCTGAGGGTATTGCCCCAGCAGCTTACTTGCTCCCAAACAAGGGTCTTCCTACCTGGTATAAAGATACAGAGGATGATCGTTTCGAGATCGTAATTCCAAAAGGAACCATTTTGTCAGTTGTTGCTGGTTCAAATGGTGACGCAACAGTAGTACCAGCCAATGGTACCGCATCATCAGTTACTTGGGGCGATGCAGCTCCATCAAGCTGGGATCCACTAAATGGCGCAACACCAGCATATTCTTCAGGTGCAACCGATACAGTCGCAGTTGCAGCTAGATCAATTCCAATCGGTGTTGCACAGTATGACCTTTACCGTCCATTTGACAAGGGCACCTCACAGGGTGCAGGCTTCATTACCCACGGTTACGTAGAGTATCCAATGGTTACCGGAGTTAACGCTGACGTTACCGTAGGTAGCGTTGTCCGTGCAGATCACATGGGTCGCCCAGTAAAGGCAGCTGCTTCTGAGTTCCTCGCAAGCAGCAACGTCTATTCTTACCTCCAGGTTGGTAAGGTCATAGAGGTAGAACAGTTTGCAACCAACTTTGATGATGGTCTGCTTTCTTACATGCAACTTCCTTCAGACCCAGGTGCACTGAAGACAGTATTTGAACTTACCCGTTCAGGTACCTACTCAGGCAAGCTTGGTATCCGTAGTAATTTGGATGTCCATAACGTAGTTGGCGCATTCCGCGTTAATCTAACACTTTAAGAAAAATATAATAGAAGAAACACTAACAGGAGGAATAATCCTAAGATGAGCAAAACAATCCAAGAGCTCCTCTCGGGTCTCCCAGCTTGGGAAGCCGCGCTGGCCGAGGATGGACATATTGATGAGAACAACAGAGTAACTATTAAGGAAGCATTTGCATCTTCGGACGCAGCTGCTCTCTTTCCTAAGGTTATCTCACGTACTCTTAGAGAAGCAGCAGAGCCACAGTTGTTGGTAACCCCACTTCTCTCAACAGTTCGCCTCGGAAAGGGACGCTCTTTGGAGTTCCCTGCAGTCAACGCAATCCAGGCAGCTGAGATCCCAGAAGGACAAGAGTATCCAGAGCAGGCACTAGCCTTTGCAAAGCAGATTGAAGGTAAGGTATCCAAGAAGGGTGTCAAGCTTTCATTCACCGAAGAAGTCATTGCAGACTCACTTTGGGACATCGTTGGACTTCACGTAAGAGCTGCAGGACGCGCAATGGCACGTCTCAAGGAACAAATTGCTCTTAGCCGTTTCAAGGATGCAGCCACAGTTGTCTTCGACAACGATGACAACGGTTATGACAGCACAACCGGTCTTGGTATTGACGGTAACGCCAACGATACCATTCGCTGGGACGATGTCATCGACATGGCAGCAGTACTAATGGCTGAAAGGCACATTCCAACAGACTTCATTCTACATCCATTGATGTGGTCTGTCTTCCTAAAGGATGCAATCTTCCACATGGGTGGTGCAGCATCAGCAGTAAACACCAGCTGGGGTTACCGTCCTGCTAACGCAGACGCAGCACTCAATGCAAGTGCCCCAATGGGATTGAATGTAATTGTTTCACCATTCGTCAGTTTCACCGCCAAGAGTGGTAACAACGCAGCTAAGTCAGATCTTTTCTTGATCGACCGCAACGAAGTTGGTACCATCCTTGTCAAGGATGACATGAGCACTGATCAGTTCGATGAGCCAAGCCGTGACATCCGTCAGATGAAGATGAAAGAGCGTTATGACATCGTAATGCTTGGTGACGGCGAAGGTATCACCGTTGCTAAGAATGTTAGACTCGCTCGCAACTACGAGGTCGGTGTCGTTAACACAATCTGATCTTAGGACAGTTATAGTTACGAGTGTCCTAGTGGCAGGGGGGCGGCTTTCGGGTCGCCCCCCTGTTGTTATTATCAACTTATTTCATTACTATTGTAGTGAATGAAACAAATAGGAGATAGATGTGTCCCTTCCTTTGATTGAATATGCTATTGTTGATAGCAATATGGTTGTCATTAGATTTGGCAAAACTATTAAAATTTCTAGTCTTGTAAACTCAAATTTTATAGTCCAAACAACCGATGCAACACCGTCTACCTTGGCTCACCCATTTTTATCCATTAATACAATCGCAGACTATAATCAAATATCTAGAACTTTAAAACTATACTGGGATGCGGTTAGGCAATCTGGTCAAGAATATAAAATAAGATTAGTAAACTTTCTTGATGCCGCTAACGAATCAATTAGTGAAGAACAAATTGTCTTTACTCAAGCTGAATCAGCTACTCCTTCCGAATTTAACTCCTACACTGTTCCAATTGTTGAGGAGCTTTTTGTAGAAGATCATTCAATTAAAACAGATGCGTATACAACAGTACAAATCCTTGCCAAAAATCCAAGATTTTATATAGCTAGTGTTGATCCAACAAATGGAGATTTTTATTTAGACAATGCGTACAATAACGGTAGATTAACAATTGTTTTTAGCTCAAGGCCGGCGACAAACTTTTTAAATAGTTCTTATTTTAAAGCACAAAGGAAAAAGATACAAGTACATCCAACAAGATGGGAAAATATGTCTGCAGCAATTTCTATGCACTCGTGGAAACCAGAAGTCTATGTAGACTTTCCTTCATTGGATGCAACGCCATCATATTATACTGATGGTTCAGATTATTTTGAAAAAGGATACAAATATAGAGTCATAGTATCTAAAGATATAGGTATTTAAAATGGCAAATTTCATTTACGGAAAAGCTAAACAGGCTTTACTTAATGGAGAATTTAATGTTTTGAATAATACGTTTAAATTATTATTAGTGAACGAAAACTATAATCCAAATCAAAATGTAGACGAATTTGTTACAAATATACCAAGTGATTATATAAAAGCAAGAAGCGGCGCACTAACAAATATTACAAATGTTTTAGGAACTCTTGATGCAGACGATATATCAATAAACATGTATGATGGTTCCGCTTTTGAATCTTTAATTTTATATAAAGATACACAAAATGATTCTACTTCAAGGCTTTTAGCCTATATAGATACTGCTACAGGCATACCTTTTTCTGGAATAAATGCTACTGCCAACATTACTATAAGTTGGAGTAATGACTCAAATAAAATTATATCTTTATAAGGATAAAAATGGCTACTAACTATCCAAACTCTTTAGATGTTTTAATTAATCCAACAGCTAATGATACTTTAAATTCTGGATTAGTCCCCCATGCCGAACAGCATGCAAATTTGAATGATGCGGTAGAAGCAATACAAACAGTTTTAGGTATAAATCCAGCAGGTTCTCATTTAACAATTAAAGATAGAATTATAAATACAGAAACGTTAATAGCAGCACAATCCTTATTAAATAATTTAACAGATGTTACTATTAATTCTGTTACCAGCGGAGACCTGCTGAGATATAACGGAACAAAATGGGTAAATTCACCACAAAAAGATACTACAGATGGAGGAAACTTTTAAATGTCCAACGTAATTAGAATTAAAAGAAGATCAGGCACCGGAGCAACTGGAGCCCCTTCATCTTTAAAGAACGCAGAACTTGCATATAACGAAGCCGACGATACCCTTTATTATGGTAAAGGGGCAGATGGAAACGGAGATGCCACCTCAATTCCAGCAATTGCTGGATCTGGTGCTTACGTAACAAAAAGCACTACACAAACTATTTCTGGAGACAAAACATTCTCAGGAACAGTTACAGTAGGCGCTCCTACATCAAACTTGCACGCAGCTACAAAGAAGTATGTTGATGATTCAGTCGCTGCCGTCACAGGGTCAATTACTGTAGCTGGCGATAACGGAACAAATCAAACAATTAGTTTGAATGATGTTTTTACAATTTCTGGTGGAACTGGATTAACATCAGTAGCAAGCGCAACTGACACACTTACTTTAAATCTTGACAATACAGCTGTTACAACTGGTTCGTACGGTTCTGCTTCTGCTGTAGCTACATTTACGGTAGATCAACAAGGTCGTTTAACTGCAGCAGGTTCCACAAACATAGCAATTGCTACATCGGCAATTACAGCATTCCAAGAATCGGTTGAAGATATTGTTGGAGCAATGGTTTCAACCAACAACGAATCTGGAATAGCAGTAACTTATGATGATACAAACGGAAAATTAGATTTTGATGTTGCAGATTTTACACTAACTCTTGGTGGAGATTTAACTGGAAATGTCACTATCACCAATCTTGGTAGCGCAACCTTAACT